TTGGAGGTATATCACAACAGCCTGACGAATTAAAAGTACCTGGACAAGTTAGAACAGCTAAGAATGTATTACCTGATGTAACCCATGGTCTATTAAAGAGACCTGGAGGTAGATTAATTGGTAGTGCTTTAAGTGCTTATACAACTGACAGTAAATGGTTTCATTACTATAGAGATGAGAACGAACAGTACATAGGTCAGATCCAGTTAAGTACTGGATCCTTAAAGATGTGGAGGTGTAGTGATGGTTCTGAATACACTCAAGCTAATAATAAAATCACTTATCAATCAGGAAAAGAAACTGAAATAAAGAATTACCTTAAGCAAACCAATAGTGGTGGTACTATTACTGATGCAGATCTACAAGCCCTTACTCTTAACGACTACACCTACATAACCAATAGGAATAAGACTGCTGCTATGGCTGCAACAGTTGAGACTGTCAGACCGCCAGAGGCATACATAGAGTTAAAGAAGGTGGCTTATGCTAGTCAGTATTCAGTTAACTTATTTGATACCACAGCTTTATCTACAGTAACTACAGCTACACGTATAAGAGTTGAGCTAGAGAAATCAAGTAATAACTATTGTGATAGTAATGGAGATATACCTAATCGTGCTAATAGACTAACTGAAACAACAAGATGTGATGATACTGCTGGTGATAGTAGAGATGCTTATGCTCCTAATGTAGGTACTAGGATATTCAGTATTGATGACGGAGCAAGCCTTACAGATGATGCTATATCAGGAAGCCATACATATCCAATTAATGTCATAGCTGGTGGTCCCGATGGTACTGGCACTACTGATGTAAGTACACTTACAGGTGATAATGAAAGGACACCAAAAAATCTTTACTTTCGTATAGCTACAACTGGTCAATCAACTCCTTATACATCAGGTACAAATACTACATATCAAGCAAGATACACCACAACAAATGACCTTTTATATGGTGGAGAAGGTTGGGAAGAAGGTGATTACTTTTATGTATGGCTGAAGGATGCCTACTATAAAGTAATTATAGAAGAAATAAGTACTTCAAAAGTTCAAGCAAACCTTGGTTTAATTAGACCGGAACCGACTTCATTTGATACTAAAACTACAGTTACTGCTGAAAGTATCATTGGTGCTATTAGAACAGATATAGCAGCTCAATCAGCCTTTGCTGATGCTGATGTTCAACAGATAGGTAATGGTCTTTATATCACTAGATCTTCTAATGTATTCAACATCAGTTCACCAGTAGGAGAACTACTTAATGTATTTACTAACTCAGTTGAAGATGTAGCCGACTTACCTAAACAATGTAAACATGGTTATGTAGTAAAGGTCGCTAATAGTGAAGCTGAAGAAGATGATTACTATGTAAAGTTTATTGGTAAATTAAAAACTGGTGGTAATGAAGATAATGATGCTGATTACTTAGATGGTGATGGTGTCTGGGAAGAGTGTCCTGAACCTGGAGTTAAAACAACTTTAGATCCAGCTACTATGCCTATACAAATAGTTAGGCAAGCTGATGGAACATTTAAAGTTGAACAAGTAACTTGGGAGAATCGTTTAGTAGGTGATACAACATCAGTTCCTGAACCTTCATTTATAGGTAAGACAATTAATAAGATGTTGTTCTTTAGGAACAGGCTTGTCATGCTCAGTGATGAGAATGTGATTATGTCTAGACCTGGAGACTTCTTTAACTTTTGGCCGAAGTCAGCTATTACATATACAGCTTCAGATAACATAGATATATCATGTAGTTCTGAGTATCCAGCAATTGTTTATGATGGGTTACAAGTTAACTCTGGTCTAGTCTTATTCACTAAGAATCAACAGTTTATGTTGACTACAGATAGTGATGTCTTAAGTCCATTAACTGCAAAGATAAACTCACTATCTTCTTATAACTTTAACTTTGAAACTAATCCCATATCACTTGGTACAACCATAGCCTTCTTAGATAACGCTGGTAAATATACACGTTTCTTTGAGATGCAAGCTGTATTACGTGAAGGTGAACCAAACGTATTAGAACAAAGTAAAAATATATCTAAGTTATTCCCTAATAATATAGACCTCATTGCTAATTCAAGAGAGAACTCAACTATATTCTTTGCTACTAAAGGTACTAATAAGTTATATGGTTTTAGGTATTACCAAACAGGAGAACGAAGAGTACAACAAGCTTGGTTTGAATGGGAATTAAGTGGAACTATACAACATATAGCTATGCTTGATGATGCATTATATGCAGTAGTAAAGAACACTGGATATACAATGCAGAAGTTTAGCATCAAGTTAGATGATAACTCTCATACACTTGTTGAAGATGAGACTTATAGGGTTCACTTAGATAATGCTAAGAGCTTTGCGTATACAAATCTAACGTATGTATCAGATGGAGATTATACAAAGCTAGATCATACTGCTGCTGACTTTAGTGGTTCAGGACAGCTATATGCTGTTGCTGTGTCTACAAGTACAGATAAGGAGTTTAATGGTCTTGTATCTAAAGTAACTACATTTACGGATGCATCTGACAGCGATAAAGTTAAAGTAAAGATCCCAGGGGATTGGACTACAACTACTGCAGCTAAAGCATTCAATGTTGTCATTGGTTATGACTTTGATATGGAAGTAGAGTTTCCAACCTTCTATGTAACTCAACAAGAAGGTGAACGTTTTAAATCTGATATACAAAGTTCACTTGTTCTACATCGTATTAAGCTAAGTCTTGGTCCTACAGGTGTATATAACACTAATTTAAAACGAGTAGGAAAGCCAGATTATCCAGAGACATTTGAATCAGTCATGGCTGATGCTTATATCGAAGGTTCAGTAGGTATAGATAAAGAACAAGTTGTTACATTACCTGTATATGAGAAGAATACAAACCTAACCCTTACACTTAAATCTACTCATCCAACACCAGCAACATTGTATTCAATTAACTGGGAAGGAGACTATTCAAATAGATATTATAAACGTGTCTAAGTACATTCACCCAATCACAAAAGAGGCTGCCATTGAGGTGGCCTCTAATTTACGTCTAGAAGATCGTAGAGAGGTCGAAGAAGGTCATGGTATAGATTCTACCTTAGCATTATTAGAAGCTGTTCAGAAGCCCTCCTGTGTGTATTTCACAGTGCCTAGCGGCAAGACTGCCGGAATGGCTGGAGTTGACCCTGGTGGTCAAATATGGATGCTATGTACTAATGCTATAGAAGAATCCCCACTGACCTTTGTTCGAGAAGCTAAACGTTATGTCGAAAGACAACCAGATAAGTTACTGTGGAACATTGTTGATAAAAGAAACATTGTCCATCTTAAGTTACTTAAATTCCTCGGGTTCAAATTTCTAAGGGAATTAAAACATGGACCTAACCAACTAACCTTTATAGAGTTTTGCCGTGTGCTTAGGAGCCCAAGCAAGAGCAGCGAATGAACGTGCTCGAAGAGATTACGAATATAATCTCCAAAAAAGAGAAGCTGATTGGATGCAAACACTTAGTATTACTAATACTGAGAGGATTATGCATGAACAAACTATTGATTCTACCAACTTGGGTTTATCACAAGTTTATGGTGATATACAAGAGAAGTTTGGAGATCAAATAGGACAAGCTTTACAAGAAGATGAAACCAATTGGAAACAGTTCTTAGAACAAAGTAAGGGAGCTGAACTAGCTGCCTCTGGTAGAACAGGTAGATCCATTGATAGAATAAGTACATTAGATCTAGCTGATTACTTAAAGAAAGGTTCACGTAAAGCGTATGAACTAACTGAATCTAGAGAAGAACTAATTGAAGCTGGTCAAAAAGCTAAAGGAATGGCACGTGCTGAGCAGATGCAAAGCTTTGCTAAGAATGCGATAATCAAGAACCCAGACCTTGCACCTCCACAACCTGTTTATCAGAACGTAGGAGCTGCAGCATTTATGGATGCTTTAAGTATTGCTAGTTCTGTTGCAGGTATTTACACAGGAGCCAAAGTAGCCAAAATTATCCAATGACAATACAATACGATCCACAGAAAGTCACCGACTGGTTGACTCCTTTAGAGAAGGTCTACGCTAGGCAGTCTCAACAATTAGATAGATACCACTCACAACTTAGGGAAAGAGATAGGCAGGAAGAAGCTGCTACCTTGGATTTACCTGAGATGTTTAGTAAGTTAGCTAGTTTCTCTCAGACTATTGGTCAGGTAGTGGAGGCTAGGAAGACTGGTCAGAAAAGAAAAACTGCTGATACATTAGGTGGTTTTATGATAACAGGTGCAGATAATGATTCTGCTATTGAGTATTATAAAAAACGATATCAATTAGGTAAAGATGATTTATTAAAAGATAATAAAGACTTAGAAAAATTACTAAGTAATATTAAAGACGATGATTTTAGAGAGTATATACGCAATTCATCTAAAAAACAACATATATTAAATAAAGAATTTTTAGCTTTAGAATATACAAAAAGTTTACCTGGTAAATA